ACATGGACCTTACTAGGCAAAACTATTACAAGTGATATAATTCGTACAGAAGAAATATCAGTTGGCGGACTAAGAGATTATGATGAAGATAGATATGTTGTAAAACTAGATGTTGAATTTCTAGGCACAGTCTATGAAACAGAATTTACACTAGATGATAGAGATGAGAGAAGTCATATTCTATTTGACAGAGAGTTTATGAACAGACTCAATGTAATGGTCAACCCAGGCAGTAAGTATGTGGTTACGACAAAATATAGTTTGTAGGCTTGACACACCAATCAAACTAATGTATAATATGTTATTAAATAATGAAGGAGTGAAACATGGCAAAAAATCATCAAACAGAAAACCCACTATTCAAGGCACTAATACAACAATCGGCAGCTGATATTTCAACTGCGTTTGCTTCGTTAGTGATTCATTTTGATAATCCATCAGCAGATGGTCCAACTATCAAATCAATGCAACATCAACTAGATGTTATTGCAACGGCAGAAAAAAGAATTGATACACTAAACAAACATTTTAACAATACTCAAATATAATTAATGAAGTTCTACACAAGTGTACTTCCCTACAGAGGTCGGTTGTTGGTTCGTGGTGTCGATAAAGACGGTGCCCAAAAGAAATATAGAATTAATTATAAACCATCTCTGTTTGTTCCAGTCGGCAAAGAAACTAAGTATAAGACTTTAGATGGTCGTAATGTTGCAAAAGTAAAGTTCGATAGCATTCCTGAGGCCACGAAGTGGGTGAATGAGTATAAGAATGTTACGAACTTTGAATACTTTGGCAATACAAGACATCAATATCCGTTTATTGCAGATGAGTTCCCTGGCAAAGTCGATTGGGATTTATCACAGATAAAATTACTTTCAATTGATATTGAGTGTGAGAGTGAGAATGGTTTCCCTAGTCCTGACAAAGCAGCCGAACCTTTAATCTGTATCACAGTAAAAGACCATACATCTAAAAAGATTATCGTCTTTGGTATGGGAAACTTTGTCAACGATAGAGATGATGTTCAATACATTAACTGTTCAACAGAAACACATTTGATTGAAACATTCACTAAGTTTTGGGTTGAATACAACCCCGACATCATTACTGGTTGGAATGTAAAGTTCTTTGATATGCCTTATCTGATGAATCGTTTCAAACATCTGATGGGCGAAGAATGGATTTTACAATTCAGTCCTTGGGGTGTTGTTGAGAATCGAAGTGCAAGAATTACTGCAAAAGGATATAATCGTGAAGAAAGTTTCTATGACATTCTAGGCGTTGATGTTCTTGATTATCTTGACCTGTATCGTAAACATACTTTTGTTAGACGAGAGAGTTATAAACTTGACCATATCGGTGAGGTTGAACTTGGTCAAAACAAGTTAGACAATCCGTATGATACATTCAAAGAGTTTTATCAGAACGACTATCAACGATTTGTAGAATACAATATACAAGATGTTGAACTAGTTGACAAGTTAGAAGATAAGATGCAATTGATTGCCTTGCACTTGACTATGGCCTATGAGGCAAAAGTGAACTATCAAGATGTGTTCGGTCAAGTAAGAATATGGGATTGTATTATCTACAATCATCTTCGTTCAAAGAATATTGTTCCGCCTGCCATACAAGAATCTAAAACATCTGATGGTTATGAAGGTGCATATGTAAAGGACCCTGTTGTTGGTTTTCATGATTGGATTTGTAGTTTCGATTTAAACAGTCTATATCCACATTTGATTATGCAGTACAACATATCACCTGAAACTATGGTTGGTTTTGAACCGAATCGTGTGAATGTAGAAAACATGTTGAACGAGAAGTCTGACTTGTCCGACTTAGATGGCAGAACGATAACGCCAAATGGTGCTCAGTTTAGAACTGACAAGCGTGGCTTTCTTCCTGAACTGATGGATACGCTATACAAAGAACGAGTTATTTATAAAAAGAGAATGTTGGAAGCACAGAAGATGTATCAACAGACTGGCGATAAGAAATACGAGTTTGAGATTGCAAAGAATCACAACATTCAGTTGGCAAGAAAGATTGCATTGAATAGTGCCTATGGTGCAATCGGCAATCAATACTTTAGATACTTTGATGTTCGACATGCAGAAGGCATTACTATGGCAGGTCAGTTGACGATTCGATGGATTGAAAGAGATGTGAATGAGTTTCTAAACAAGTTGTTAAAGACAAAGAGTGTAACTTATGTTGTGGCTTCTGACACAGACTCTATTTACATTCGATTGGGTGCAGTTGTTGACAAGATATTTAAAGACAAGTCTGACACAAGAAAGATTGTGAGAATCATGGATAAGTTTTGTAATGAAACAATACAACCACAAATCGATAAGTCGTTTGATAAACTTGCAGAGTATGTAAATGCGTTTGAACAAAAGATGATTATGAAACGAGAAGTGATTGCAAACAAAGGTATCTGGACTGCAAAGAAACGATACATCTTAAATGTTTACAATGATGAGGGCGTTGAACTGAAACAGCCTAAACTAAAAATCATGGGCATCGAGGCAGTAAAAAGTTCTACACCTGCCCCATGTCGTGTGAAGATTAAAGAGGCTCTCAATGTGATTATGACAAAAGATGAAAACGCATTGATACAGTTTATTGAAGATTTTAGAAAAGAGTTTAAACAGTTGCCTCCACACGAGATTGCTTTCCCTCGTTCATGTAACAATCTAAAGAAGTATGCTTCGTCAACTACAATTTATCAAAAGTCTACACCAATGCATGTTCGTGGCTCTTTGTTGTATAATAATCTGTTGAAGAAAAACAAGTTAAAGAAGTATGAAACTGTGCAAGAAGGCGATAAGATTAAGTTTGTTCAGTTGAAAGAACCTAATTCGTTGAGAGAAAATGTAATATCTTTTATTAGTGTTCTTCCAAAAGAGTTTGATTTGCACAAGTATATTGATTATGATAGTCAGTTTGATAAATCGTTTTTAGAACCACTAAGATTTATTGTCAATGCAATCGACTGGAGTTTTGAAAGACAGTCAACACTAGATGAGTTTTTCTGATGAGTGATGAAGAACTAAAAAGATTTATGGAATATTTTAAAGACAATATGCCAGACCCCGAACATTACCCACAAAAGGTAATATGGTTAATGAAATGGTATCAGTCAATTGTAATGAGGAATAGAGAATGAAAGAAAACGCATTTACACACTACATAAGAGATGAAGAACTATATGGTCGTTTCAAGGATGCGGCTAGAGAAGATAAGTTACCAATCTTAGATAACAAGACATTTGAGCGATACAACAAAGAATATGGCAAAGAGAAAATGCGAACAACTCTTGCTGACTATATTGCAACAGAGCGACCTGTGTTTCCATTAAAGGAAATCACTAAAGATAGAATGAGAGAGTGTTTTCATTCTCTACAAAAGTTTGATACTAGTACTATTTGTATTCCGAATGAGCAAGTAGAAAAGACTGTCTTTGAAAAGTATGATGATTACAAATACAGTTATGAAGATTACGGACTTGGCTTGATTAATGGTGCTAGTACCTTTAATGATGTGTCAAATCACTTTATGCAAGACCTACGACTAGAATGTGGCAGTTATGGTTTTCGAGCACCGAAAGAAGTATGGGAAAATGGTTCTGCATACGACATATGGAAATGTTTTGGTCCTATATGGCGAGGCATTAATGCTGTTCAAAAGGTTACAATAGATGGTAAAGAAGAACTGATGGGCGGCGAGTTGAGTGAGAAAAGTTATATCTCTGCTTTCAGACTCGGCACTTACATTGCAACACAATTCAAACCTGTCGTTGCAAAAGCAATCTATGATATAACAGAAGCAAAAACTGTACTTGACACAAGTTGTGGTTGGGGCGATAGACTTGCTGGTTTCTTTGCTTCAGATGCCGAAGAATATTATGGTTGCGACCCAAACCCAAATACATATCAGAGATATCAAGAACAAATAGCAACTTACAATAAGTTTCTTTCTAAACCTAAAAAGGTACAGATATGGAATTGTGGTGCAGAAGATTTACCATATGATAAGTTGCCACCAATTGATTGTGCATTTACAAGTCCGCCTTATTTCTCAACAGAAGAATATAACAAAGGGGGCGAACTAGAAGAAAATCAATCTTGGTTTAAGTTTAACGAGTATGATAAATGGCGAGATGATTTCTATTTGCCTGTCGCAGAAAACACAATGAAAGTTTCTAAATATATGTTCGTCAACATTATGGACCCTAAGATACATGGTGTTCGTTATCGTTCTGGTGATGAACTTGTTGATAAGTTTCAAGACAAGTTTCTTGGGCAGATTGGTATGAGAATCATGCAACGCCCACAAGGCAAGGCAGTATTCAATGACGAAGATGGCAAGTTTGATAAGGCAAAACTAGATGAACACATGAACAAAATGTTTATTGAGAATGTCTGGTGTTTCGGACCTGAATCAGACCTGTTTAAAAATTCAAGAGTGGCAACACTAGATGATTTTTTCTAAATATAGCTTGACAAAAACAATCAAACAGAGTATAATACAAATATGTTAATCGTACAAAAAAGACTAAAAACAGAACCAGATGCTGAATGGCACTTTCACGAACTATCTTGTGATAAGTTTCCTGGCGGGTTTCAAAGAGAATCAGATTGGGCAGTAACATACAAAAGAAGAAATAATAACCCAACATACAAACATGAATACAAAGTGGAGTTAAGAACATGAGTGATTTTTTAAAAGATATAATTAAAGAAACAGGTAACGAATATGCAAGTCTAGTATCAGATGGTTCAACAGGCGATGTTGATGATTTTATTGATACAGGTTCGTATATATTCAATGCGTTATTAGGTGGTAGTATTCATAGAGGTCTACCATCAAACAAGATTACTGCAATCGCCGGCGAAAGTGCAACAGGTAAAACCTTCTTTGTGCTTGGCATGTGTAAGCACTTTCTCGACAAGAATCCAGATGGCGGTGTAATATTCTTTGAGAGTGAGTCAGCAATTACAAAAGACTTGATTGAAGAACGAGATATAGATAGTAAACGAATGGTCGTTATGCCCGTTACTACTGTGCAAGAATTCAGACATCAAGCCATTACTGTATTAGACAAATACATTGAACAAAAAAAGTCAGAAAGAAAACCAATATTACTTGTGTTAGATTCTTTGGGTATGCTATCTACCACTAAAGAAATGGAAGACACCCAGGCAGGTAAAGAAACAAAAGATATGACAAGGGCACAAATTGTAAAGGCCGCCTTTCGAGTACTCACCTTGAAGTTAGGGAAAGCGAAAGTTCCCCTTATTATAACAAACCATACTTATGATGTGGTGGGCAGTATGTTCCCACAGAAAGAGATGGGTGGTGGGTCAGGATTAAAATATGCCGCCAGTAGCATTGTCTATCTTTCTAAACGCAAAGAAAAAGATGGTACTGAAATCATTGGTAACATCATTCATTGTAAGAACTACAAGTCAAGACTGACCAAAGAAAACAAAATCGTAGATGTTCGCTTGACTTACGACAAAGGTTTAGATAGATACTATGGTCTATTAGAACTGGCATTGAAACACGGCATATTCAAATCAGTATCTACAAGAGTTGAGTTGCCAGATGGTACTAAGACTTTTGGTAAGACTATAAATAATAATCCAGAAAAGTATTTCACACCAGAGATACTAGAACAGTTAGATGCTGTTTGTGGAAAAGAATTTAAATATGGAGATGCAGTTGAAGAAGTCGAAGAATCAGTACCCGAAACCACATCAAACGACAACGCCTAAACACAACGAAGATTATGTCTTTGTAGAAAAAGAAGGTGAGGACTTTACAGCCCTAAAGCTCATTAGTGGTCCATTCGCAAGTATAGTTTATCATTATGGTAGTGTAGGATTCGCACCTGAATCTGAAGCAGTTGATGGTGCATTACCTATGAAGTTTGATTATACAGTTATAGAAAATAGAATTGAAGCTGATACAGACAGTCAAGAATTTATTAATCATATTGGTGATATACTAGTTGTTTTGTTAGAAGAAAAAATGAAAGAAAGAGAAGAACAAGGCTTGACTTTAGATGATGACTAATGTATAATAGACACATTAAATTAAACGAGATTGCATGAGCGAAAGAATCGAAACAACTGCGATTAGAAATCTAATCCATAACGAAGAATATTGTCGTAAGGTTTTGCCTTTTATCAAAGAAGAATATTTCACAGATAGATTAGAGAAGTTATTGTTTACAGAGATTTACAAGTTTGTCAACAAGTATAATCAGTTGCCAACAAAAGAATCTCTATCGATTGAAATCAATACAAACAAAAGTATTACAGAAGATGAGTATAAAAAGGTAACAGGTATTATTTCTGAACTCAATCCAGAGCCAATCAACTTAGATTGGTTGGTTGAAACAACAGAAACCTGGTGTAAAGACCGTGCAATACATAATGCAATCTTAGGTGGCATTCAGATTATCGATGGCAAAGATAAAGAACATACACCAGAATATTTGCCAGAGTTGTTATCAGAAGCATTATCTGTATCGTTTGACCAAAAAGTCGGGCATGATTATTTACTAGAATCAAAAGAACGATTTGATTACTACAACAAGAAAGAGGAAAGACTTGAACTTGATTTAGATTTCTTCAACAAGATTACACGAGGTGGTATTCCATCTAAGACTTTGAACATCTGTCTTGCAGGCACTGGTGTTGGTAAGACCATGTTTATGACTCACCTTGCCTCATCTGTTTTACTGCAAGGTAAGAATGTATTGTACATCACTATGGAAATGGCAGAAGAACGAATCGCAGAACGAGTTGATGCTAATCTATTGAATGTCG